TAATATCCTCAACCAAACCGCAAACGCTGCGGACAATACGGCGACAGGATTCAAGAGCGCAAAGGCTGAACTTCGTGCGCTGAATAATCAGTTGCTCACGATGGATCAAACGAGCGACGCGTTCAAAAAAGCGTCTGCACGTGCTGCTGAGTTGAAGGACAACATTTCCGACTTAGGCGCAGAGATTAGTGCTAACGCTGGTAACGCCTTCGAAGGTCTTTCTAACAACGTTGGTTTGTTCGGTTCACGTCTTATGGACTTGGACTTGAAAGGCGCAGGACAAGCGCTTACAGGAATGGGAACAGCGGTTCGAAAAATAGATTTTAAAACAATTAAAGAAGAAGTAGGAGGATTAGTTAAAGGTTTAGGAAATCTTGCTGCTTCTGTTGTATCTAATCCTTTCTTTTTAACTGTTGGTGTTTTAGCTGCTATTGCTTACAATTGGAAAGAAATTGCTACATGGTCAAAACAAACTTCAATAGAACAACAAAATCTTACAAGAGTTACTAATGATTTAAATGAAGCAACAAAACAAGAACTTGCAAAAGGAGCAGAAAATATTGCTCAAATTGAGATATTAACTCAAAGAGTTCAAGACCATAATTTAACAGAAAAAGAAAGAAGAAAAGCATTGAGTGATTTAGAAGATATGTATCCAGCATACTTCTCAAATATCAATGGAGATATTAACGATACAGAAGCGTTAAATGCAGCAAAAGTAAAGTTAATTGACAACATAAAAAAAGAAGCAAAAGCAAATGCAGCAAAAGGATTATTAGAACAAGAATATGCAAAGAAAATAGCGTTAGAACAAGAACTTGCTGCTAAAAAAGGAAAATTAACTCAACAAGAATTTGATAAAGCAGTAGAAACAGCAAGATTTAATACACAAACATTATTTAAAGAAACAAACCAAAATATAAGTGAATGGTACAATGGTACAGAAGGAATAGGAAAAGCTGCTTTAGATTTAGAAGAATCTACTCAAAGAATAGCATATCTTGAACAAGAAGCATCTTCTGCGGTATTAGCTACTATTGACACCGAAGTAAAAGCAATTCATGAAAGAACTAAAGCAGCAAAAACTGCAAGAGAAAAAGAAGAAGATGAAAAGAAACGTTTGCAAGAACAATCAGATAAAGATGAGTTAGAACGTCGTAAAAAATTAAACGACGAAATGATGGCTGAAGATGATAGAATGGCATCTATTAGCTACGAAGATTTAAAGGCAAGAGAAAAGAAAAAAGCAGATGCAAAACTTCTTGCCGAAATGCAGTCACATGCAAATCTTACCGCCTTAAAATCTATACATACACAAGAAGAACTTGAAGAATTAAGACAAGCGGAAGCAGCAAAAGCACAACTTCGCGTTGACGCATTAAAAACGTCTTTATCAATCATTGGAGATTTAGCAGCGGCATTTGCAGGAAAGTCTGAAGCGCAACAGAAGAAAGCATTTGCAATACAAAAGGGTGTAAGTATAGCAACAGCTACCATAGACACATATCTTGCCGCACAAGGAGCGTATCGTTCGCAAATGGCTATTAGTACACCAGACGCACCTGTTCGTGCAGCAATAGCAGCAGGAATAGCAATAGCACAAGGTCTTGCGCGTGTCGCCATTATAAGCAAACAACAATTTCAAGGAACAAGTGGAACAAGTGGTGGTGGTGGCGGTGGAAGTGTACCAAGCGCAAGTGGTGGAACAACAGCACCTTCCCCTGCTAACTACGACTTTATCAGTCAGCAACCCAACCAACAACCACCATTGCAAGCGTACGTCTTAGGCGGTCAAGTGTCAAGCAACTTAGAAGCACAACAGTTAATTCAAAACCAATCACGATTAGGAGGATAAAAACATGAACAAAAAAATTAAAGTTATTGAATACGGAGTGGACGACGAAGGTTCGCTCGGAGTATTCGCAATCAGCGTGGTAGAACAACCTGCAATAGGTGTCGATTTCGTTGCGTTAAGCGAACAACATACGGTAAAGTTCAAAGAAGATTTTAGAGGTCTTTTATACGGCGCTCTATTGATTCCTGACCAACTAATCTACCGACGTGACGACAAGACGAATGAAGAATACTACGTTAAGTATTCAAAGGACACCATTCGCTCAATTGCTTACAACTACTTAAAGCAAAACATGACCAACAACGCAACAGTTGAACACGCGAAAGTGGTTGACGGTGTTTCTTTGGTGGAAACGTGGATCATTGAAGGCGAAAACGACAAGTCAAAGAACTTCGGCTTCGACCTTCCAGAAGGAACGTGGTTCGGTTGCATGAAAGTGGACAACGAAGAAGTGAAACAGCAGATACAAAACAAAGAAGTGTTGGGTTTCTCAATCGAAGGAAAATTTGAAGTTGAGAAAGAAATGTATTTGCACTCACACGACGAGTTTGCTGCCATTCTTGAAGAACTAAATGACCTTTTGAAAGAGGATTAAATGAACATAGAAGCAGGGGGGTTCTTAAAGGTCGAACTATTCAACGACGATGCTACCCTGTTTCTCAACGCACTCACCAAGATAACGGACGATGGCGGTAAAATGGGGTTCAAGTCTTACGGATTGACCGACGACGAAATGAAGACGCTAAACACGATATTGGATTCTTTAGGGTAAAAAAAAACGAGGGGTAACTACTCCCCTCGTCAAACCTAAAAATCAAAATCAACTATGAAAAGCCGAATTGTGAAACAAATATACGAGTTTTTCTATTTAGGAACTAAACATTTAATAAACACTTATATGAACTTAAGAGAAAAAGTTAACGCTCTTTTCGCAAAGCACAATGTAAGCCTATCTGCTGAAGAAGTAGTTGAGGTTAAGCAAATGGTTGAAGCGGTATTAGAGGACGGAACAAGCATCTATTCAGACAGCGACACATGGGCGCCTGGAGTTCGTGTATTCGCAAAAGACGCAGAAGGCAACGAAGTTGTTGTAGCGGACGGAGAATACACAACAGCCGAAGGGGTTATTGTAGTTGTTACTGACGGACTACTTGTTGAATTGAAGCCAATGGTTGAAGAACCAGAGGTTGAAATAACAATCGAAGAAGAACAATCAACGGAAGTTGTTGTTGAGGACACATTCAACGCAGAGGTTGAAGGTCTTTTGTCTTTGGTTGCTAAATTAGAAAGCGAACTTGCCGACATCAAGAAGGCAAACACCGAACTTTCTGCTAACGTAGAGAAGTTGAGCGCACAACCTGCGGCAACATCAATCAAAGAAGTTAAACAATCAAAAGTAAGCGCACCTTCAAAAAGCTACAATAAAATGTCAGCAGAAGAACGCTTCTTATTTCACTTAAAAAAATAAAAAAATAAATAAAAAATGCCTACAACAACATCTTTAACAACTACCTATGCAGGTAGAGAGGCAGCAGGATATATCCGCGCTGCGTTTTTAAGCAACGAATCACTTGCTGCTGTTACTTTCAAAGAGAACATCGAGTACAAGCAAGTTGTTCGCAAATTAGTTGATTCTATCACTTTCGCAAACGCGACTTGTGACTTCACACCAACTGGAACTGTTACTCTTACAGAGCGTATCTTGACTTTGGAGAAATTCCAAGTTCACCGTCAACTTTGCAAGAAAGATTTCTTGACTGATTGGGAAGCTAAGTCTGAGCAAGACGGATTCCTTCACGCTTCATTGACTGACGCTTTAATCGCTAACGTATTGGCGGGTGTTGCAGCACGCAACGAAGTATTGATATGGCAGGGTGTTAACGCTAACGCTGGTGAGTACGCAGGTTTCGAAACTTTGTTCTTAGCTGACGGAGATGTTCTTGACGTTGATGCTCCAGAGGCAATCACTTCTGCAAACGTAATCGAGGAAATGGGTAAACTTGTTTTGACACTTCCAACACGCGTTCGTCGTGCTACTGAAAAGCCTGTTATCGCAGTTTCTTCAAATGTTGCTGAAGCATACAGAAGCGCAATTCTTGGTCTTGGTGGTGGATACTACTTGTATCAAGGTGAATCAGTTGTAATGAACTGGCAGGGACAATACGACGTTATCGAATGTCCTGGAATGAGCGACGACACAATGGCGTTTTACCAAAAATCAAACCTTTGGTTCGGTACTAACTTACTTGACCAATGGAACAACGTAGCGGTTTTAGATATGTACCAATACGACCTTTCTGACAACGTACGTTTCGCAGCGTCTTTCTTCGCAGGTGTACAATACGGATTCGGAAACGAAATCGCGTTCTACCAATATACTGCCTAATCTCAACCATTCTAACCCTTGCATATAGAGAGGTGGTGGCATAAAAACCACCCCTCTTTTGTGCTAATAAAAACATTAATAATATGGCATGTGAATTAAGCACAGGTTTCACACTCGATTGCAAAGACGGCATCGGTGGTATTAAGAAAATCATTCTTTGCGACACGGTTACTTCGTTAACTTTTGACGCAAACGAAATTGTTACTGCTATCGTTGGTCCAATCTCAGGTGATTTGTACACATACGAATTGCCAACACAAACGGGTTCTTTCGAAGAAACAATTAACTTCAACCGCGATGCAGGAACTATTTTCTACACGCAGACGGTAAACGTTATGTTGAACAAATTGAGCGCTCCAAAGCGTTTGGAGTTGCAAACAGTTGCACAAGGTCGTCCA